GGAATAGCCACTGGAACCCGCCGTGCTGGAATAGCCGCTGGCACCCGCCGTGCTGCAATAGCCGCTGGCACCCGCCGTGCTGGAATCGCCGCTGGCACCCGCCGTGCTGGAATAGCCACTGGAACCCGCCGTGCTGGAATAGCCGCTGGCACCCGCCGTGCTGTAATAGCCACTGGCACCCGCCGTGCTGTAATCGCCGCTGGTACCCGCCGTGCTGTAATAGCCGCTGGCACCCGCCGTGCTGCAATCGCCGCTGGCACCCGCCGTGCTGGAATAGCCACTGGCACCCGCCGTACTGTAATCGCCGCTGGCACCCGCCGTACTGCAACGGCCGCTGGAAAAAGGCTCTTTGCCCTTCACCCGATTAAAAACGGCATTCACCGTAGCTTTTACAAGCCCCGCAAAGTTCACCTCGTCTTTCACCGCCAGCTCAGTGCAGGCCAGTTTACTGTCCTCTTTGCTTTTATCCACGTTCCCGCCGCACTCGACCTCAAAAAAGCGCGGGCTATCCCTCAACGGGTAATAGTGCAGCACATCCAGCGGGTTCTCGCAGGCGTGCATACCAGCGTTGCGGCAGTCGGCCTCGTCCTCATGGTAGGTTTTGCCAACCTCATACTGCTTGCCACGGCACTGCATATTTTTGTCCATGGCCTTGTAGGCGATGATTTTTTCACTCATGTTCATAACCTTCCTTTATTGGTGTATTTCTTCTGTGCAGGCATGGTCAGCGCCTCACTTCTTGGAGCTGCCAAAGCTGCCGATGAGCCAGAGCGCGATCCACGCCGCCGTTCCGGCGGCCCAGGTGAACGTCCAGTGCATCAATACGCAGATGGACCACACGGCGGCGCAGGTAACGCCCCAAGAGATGCCCAGAATGACGGCAAACGCGATGATGATCGCCAGTACTTTACCCATTGCTCTGTGCCTCCTTTGCGGCGCTCTCAGCTGCCTGTGCCGCTGAGTCCGCGCACCACTTGCCAGCCGGGGCGGTCTTGCGGGGGTCTTCATAGGCTGCTGCAACTTCGTCATTTTCCAGCAGCTTGTTCAAATCGGCCAAGAACTGGCCACACATCTTTGCTTTTATAGCTTCCTCCGACTGGCCATACGGGCCGCAAAACGGCCCGGACTTGAAAAATGACCTTGAACGGAAGTCCTCTTCCAAGAACTGATACTTGCCGATCAGCTGGCAAGCCTTATCCCGCATCGTGGTTTTCATGCTTATACCTCCTTGACAAACTTCCCGGCGGTGGTGGTGTTCTTCTGGGCAGCGGCTGCGGCAAACAAGCTGGTCTGGCCGTTGGTCTGCTGGATCAGCATCACGGTGTTGGTGCTGGGCTTCCAGCGCTGGATGTACTCCACCGCCTCGTCAAAGCGCTTACGGGGGATGTTGCCCACGCTGTTCACCCGGAACCAGTCCTGTACATCGTGGTTGCACTCGCTGTACACCTTGCTGCGCACGTGGTTGTCGATGTAGGCCGGGGTGTCCTCGCCGCCAAGCGCCGCGATGACGGCCCGGCTGATGGCCTTGCGCAGCACACGCTGCTGGTTGTAATCCACCGTCATGGTATTCTCCAACGCGGTGAGCCGCTCTTCCTGCCGCTGGGTGCGGTTGTCAAGCATAAACAGCGCCTGCATCTCCTTGCTGAGCTTGGGCATCATGTAGCTGCCGGTCTTGCGCAGGGCGGGTAATACTTCGCTTGTCACCCAGCGCTTGAACCGCACGGCCCCTTCCAGTTTGCTGCCAAAAATCAGGCTGTACAGGCCGGACTCGTTGATAATGACCATTCTCTGGTTGCCGCCGGGGGTCATCAATTCGGTGACCCCTTTGTCCTGCTCGTCAACGTGGTTGGAAACGGCGTTTGCGAGTGACTTGCCTTCGCCGTAGCCCAGCGCTGCCGCCACGTCCTTGCCCACGAACCACGGCTCGCCGTTCTGGTCTACCGTGCGGATGTCCCCAAACTCGGGGCTTGTGAAAATTTGAATGTTTGCCATATTTTGTCCTTTCTTGTCGTCCACCCCGGTGCCTGTTATAATAGGCAGGGAAAGGGGGTGACAAAATGAGTGATTTCAAAACTTTTCCGAGTTCTCTTTCTGAAGCTCTCGCCTTGGCCTACGTTCAGCATCAGGATTTGAGAGGGAAGACTCCTGCGGAAATTCATACCATGTATTGGGAAGCACTGTATGAAATCCGAAAGGACTACAGGGAAAAGCATGATTCTGGATACTTTAAGGAGCATCAGTGAGCGTCCTGTAAACCTTGCACATTGCATCCGTAAGTTTTACTAGGGTGTCCAAATCAGCATTCGGGGACTTCTCAGAAAGCAGCTCCAACTGCTTGCTGAGAAGTTCTTCGTTTTTATCCAGGGCTTCTTTGGTCATGTCTATCCTCCCTTCTTTAGCAGTCACCATAATATTTGGAATACTACAAGTGACACATTAAGCACGGTTATCAAAATGCAGATAATCGTAATCGTGGTTGCGTCCCAGTCGGGCTTCCGGCTGGGCTTTTTGTTTTGGTTCACGGCTCTGCCTCCCTTCCTTTGATGATGTCACTCACGGCGGCTTCCATTTTCTCGCGGATGCCGCGCGGCTTGCGCTGGCCATTCAGGATCATCGAGCAATAGCTCTTCGTCCAGCCCAGATAAGCGGCAAGCTGTTCCAGCGTGACTTTGTTGTTGTGCATTCGGCCAATCAGACGGCCAGTCCACGGTTCGGGCACTCTTCCACCTCCCTGTTATGTGTTAATAAATTGACAACGGCGCACCAATTTGCTATACTATTCAAGCCTTAGATACTGGCAAGAAAGGAAGTTCGATGCAAATTGAAGGACTTTTTGAACCAGCCTGTTCCAGACGCGAGCAAGTGCGCAATGCCTAAGGCTGAAAAATTCAGCGGAACCGGCCCGCTAAAGTGAGCGACGTACCAATAGAACTGTAAGTCGCTTTTGCAGCCCCGGCGTTACTTTTGCGGCGTAAATGCCCGAAAAAGATGTGCAGACGTGCAAGTTTGCATTACCGCCTGGGTGCAGGTGCGTTCTGGTGACAAATCGGTGAAAAGTCTGTCTGTGAAGCGACCACAGGCAGATTTTTTCTTGTCGCCGTGTCAAAATACTGTTGCAAATGTTCACAAAACGTGCTATTATGTAATTGCAAGGTTACCAATAGCATTCGGACGCCCCGATTTCTGTTCAGGCGTTTTTCGTGTTGCGTTTGTTCACAAGCAGTGTCTGTATTATAACGTAAACAAACGCAACAGTCAATAGGTTTTGTTGCGTTTGTTGCCTATTTGTAGACTTGCACAAAAACGGAGGTGGTGTTTTGTTCTATTTGAACTTCGTTCGCCTTTGCAATAGCATTGGCAAGTCGCCATCTGCCGTAGCAGAGGATATGGGGCTTCAGCGCTCTTCTGTAACAAGATGGGCAAATGGAAGCGCCCCGCGAAAAGCAACCGTTGAAAAAATCGCAACCTACTTTGGAGTTGATTCTAAAGAGCTCACCGGCGAGGAGCAAAAAGAAAAGCCCGCCCCCGGTGAAGGGAGTGGGCTGGATGCAGATGTGAAAGCAAAAGCTTATACTATATTAGATAAGCTGAGCAAGTTGCCGACAAAACAGCAGGAAGCTTTTCTAAACTCGCTGGACATTTCCATTGATGCAGCTTTGAACATGATGGATGGGAATGGGAATGGTTAAGCTAAAGCAGGAAGAGGAAGCACTTCGGTATCTTCTTGAATTTTATCAAAAGGATCCCAATGCGATAGGAGTATTGACTGGAACTTTTTCAGAAGAATTCAAAAAGGACTCTGCGGTTCTTGCTGATCTGCTTGTCGCGGATGGTTATGCCGAAATCAAAACAAGTGGCGAGCAGGTAGATGCGCGAAATTATAAGACGTACCATTATTTAGCTTTGACCGCAAAAGGGCGAACGTACTTTTTGAAAAAAGAAAAAGAGCAGATGATTTCACGAAAACAGTTTTTTCAAAGTGCTGTTATCGCTACTATCTCTGCTCTGTTGACGTACTTCTTCACTCAAAGAAGTGACGGGTCAGGCACCTCCAGCTCGTAATTCGGGGCATCCAGTGCTTTAACAAAAATGGTTTTGTAAAAGCGCAGCTTTTTTTCATCCACTTTTTCGGTGTCGAGAGCGAAATACCCGCCGCGTCCGTCCTTTACCCTAAAAATGGTTTTGGGGCAAAGTTCGCAGATACTTCCGAGGGTCACGCCTGTATACATGACTTCTGCTCGGAAAAGGTCGTCAAGGTGCTTATGTTCCGGCTCCGGTTCCGGCTTTCGACGAAAAAGCGCAAAGTCATTGAGATGAAGGAACTCGTAAGCGAGAATCGCAAACATCGCGATAACAAACACGGCGATGATAAAAAGAATCGTATTATTCGACATTTTGCATTGCCTCCTTTAAGAGTTTATCCACGTCGATACCAAGGGAAAGTGCAAGCTTGATTTTCTCAAGTATAACACAGTCTGTGGCTTCTTTCATCAATTTTGTGTTGTTTTCTTGCACTTTATTTTCCTCCTTTGGCATTTTCCTTGATAATTTAGCTTTTCGGCAGCTGGTTGGCTGCCTATTTTTGTATATGTGAGGTGCTTATTATGGCAAATGCCTGTCCGGTATGCGGCGGCAAGCTCGGCCTGCTGAACCGCGAGAAAAGCGCAGACAGCCCGATTTGCGCCGGATGCAGTAACTTTTTCTTTTCAAAATTGGGCATCCGGGCAGCAAAGCAGTCGACAGCTGCACTTGCGGGATACTGGGTTACGTTGGAAAGCCGCCGAAAAACGTTCAAAGAAACAGATTCTATCTATGATGGCGACGCGCTCTTTGTGTCGATTGACAAACCCAACCGGCTGTTTTACATCGGACACCGCGGCGGCGATAAAGGCCCTCGTATGATCTACAGCTTTGATGAAGTCGCTGGGTATGAATCTGATACTCCTGACGATCTGACGATGACAGAGACAAAGGGCGGTATTGGCCGTGCCGTGATCGGTGCAGCTGTTGCTGGTCCTGTGGGTGCGATCGTGGGCGCTGCCACTGCCAAAACAGAGACCCGCAAGGGCCGCAGTAAGGAGAGCGTATCTATCCACTTTGTGCTTCCGCTGGGCGAAAGCAGCTTGTCGACAACGGTTTATCCCGGCGGCATGACCGCTTTTCTCAAGAGATGCAAAGTCAGCCAGGAGAAGCCACAGGCTGCCACGCCGGTTGCATCCAGTGTTGCTGACGAGCTTTTGAAGTTTAAGCAGCTGCTGGATATGGGAGCTGTTACAGAGGCAGAGTACAATGCCAAGAAAGCTCAACTATTGGGCTTGTAACTCGTTCACAACCGCATTATACAACCGTTTATTGTATTGCGTCAAGCGCGTTTAATCACGCAAAAATGCGCGAAAAATTTAGCATTTGCGCTGAATCGCTGAAATTTACGCTGACTTTTTGCTAAATACGCGCGTTTCGTGCGAACAACGCGCAAAATATGCGCGATATTATTCGCGGTTGCAAGGTTGTTGCATTTTTTGCAACAGCTCCCCGGCCAGCTCCCCGCCGGGTGCGTCTGCTGCGGCCTTGAGCTGTCGGATGTCCCCGGCCTTGCGGGTCACGAAAAGTCGAGCCCGGGCCTGTCCCTCGGGCGGCATATCCTCATAGCAGGCCAGCGCGGCGCGGATGTGGGTGCAAAACAGCTTCATCTTGTCCATCTTTAGTCCTCCCAGGGTTCAGGTGTTCGGGTCGTGCCGGTCAAAATGGTGGCAGGCATCCCGTCAATGATGGTCATTTCGTTTTCTTTGCCGTTTCTTTGCTCGAAATCCATTTTATTTCACCTCTGTTTTTGTTCAATTTGTCCAACTTGTTTTAGATTTTACCATTTTATGGGAAAACTTGAAGGACTTCTGCTCTGTCGAGTGGCATGGGTTTTCCCCATGTCACTTTTTGTTTTTATGGCATGGAAATTTGTGAGGTTATAATTGATGAGCTACTTTACTGCGGAAAAGCTTGGTGTCGCACTGGCGCGGGCCAGAGTCGCGGCAGGCTTGAGCCAAGTCGAGATGGCCCGCCGTATCAACAAGGGAAAGGCTACGGTTCAGAGCTGGGAGTGCGGGGCGTCCAGCCCACCAGCTGACAAGATAATGGACTGGTTCGAGGCTTGCGGGACTTCTCCACTCCCCGCCATGCAAGAAATGCTGCACCCAGAGCTTTACAAAGAGCCAATACAGCGCAAATCAGACGAAGAGCTGGATGAGATGCTTACGGGATACTTTCGCACAGCGCCGCGAATTGTAAAAGAGATGGTGCTGTTTATCCTTTTGGGCCGACATGGCAGCTATCCACCGGCGGTGTTTGCTGAGGTGTGCGCAAATCTGCACACTCCCTTGCAAAACAAGGTATCCGTCTGCGGCCAAATACTGGACAACTACGGGTTCGCCGTGGCTACAGGGACAGATCCGATTCCATGGGAAGTCCAGCCTCCGGTGAGTCTGCTGCAGTCGGCATACCAGGCAGGAAAAGAGGCCGCGAAGAGCGGCGAGGCCGACTATACCGCAAAGCGAGGTGAAGAGCTTTGAAGTGCATTCGCGCCTGCTGCCGTCGGGAAATGCCGGACGATGCATCTTTTTGCCCCTACTGCGGCAAGAAGCAGCCAGAAGCCGCCCCGCAGCAAAGAAAAAAGCGCCGCCGCCCAAAGGGCAGCGGCAGCGTATATAAGTTGAGCGGGACGAGGTCAAAACCGTATGTGGCCCTGACAGCCAAGCGAGACGTTCTGGGGACGTTTGCGACGCCGGGTGAAGCAGTACAAGCGTTGGACGCTTACAACGTCCAAAACACCCCCGCAGCGCGTCTGAAATGTACTTTTGCGGATGCCTACGCCCAATGGAAAGCGCAGCCCAAATTTGACAAGCTCGGCACTGACATGAAAAAGGGTTATGAGCTGGCCTATACAAAGGCTTCGCCGCTGTATGACCGACAGCTCCGGGACTTAAAAACTGCAGACTATCAACAAGTGATTGACCAGATGGTGGAAAAGGGCCTCTCCCGCAGCTCCTGCGAAAAGCAGCGCACACTTTTCAGTCAGATCTGCGAGTGGGCAATGGCTCAGGACATCATAAACAAAAACTATGCTATGCTCTTGCAGCTCCCAGCGGCTACAGGCAAAGCAGAGCGCACCTTGACCGCTCAAGAGATAGAGCAGATAAACAGCCGACAAGACGACCCGAAGCTTGGGCAGACAGCAAAAATCGCAATGGTGCTGCTCTACACCGGTATGCGTATCGATGAGCTGCTCTCCATGCGCTGCGACGATGTGCATCTAAAAGAGCGGTATATGCAGGGCGGCGAGAAGACCGAGGCGGGCAAAAACCGCATTATCCCTATTTTGGACCCCATTTATAAAATCATTGCCTTTTGGATGCTTGACAGCGGCTGTGAGTGGCTGATACCGTCCAAAGCCGGTACAAAGCTGGACAAGCGCAACGTGGCTACAAAGTTTCGGGCCTTGATGCAGGAGTGCCACATAGATGGGGTGCATCCGCATACGCTGCGCCACACGGCCAGCAGCAAGATGGTAGAGTGCGGCCTGGAAAAGACCGCCGTGCAGGCCATCTTGGGCCACAAAAATTTCTCCACCACGGCCAACAAGTACGTCTCCCACAATGACCCGGCTTATCTGTTGCAGGAAATGCGAAAGATGAAGTATTGATTTGTTAGATTGTTTGTTAGATTGTCACGTTCATTCAGGAGATTTTAAGGCATTTCAAGCAAAAATAAAAACGCACGGACGATTTGTTTTTATCGTTCGTGCGTTTATTTTTGGAGCTGGTGACAGGAGTTGAACCTGCAACCCACTGATTACAAATCAGTTTTATTTTACTATTTATCGATAAAAACTCAACGTTTGTTAGTCTTGCGTTAGCTTATCAAACTCAAAAATTCAGCTTTTCAAGTTTTGTCTGTATGTAAAAATAACACATTTTGTGTCGTTTTACAATGCGGTTATCTTCCGCATGACCAGCTCATACTCTTTCGGGTATACAAGCTTTATGGCGCTCATGTGCTCATCAAGCACTTCCATCAAGCCGCCAAAGGGTGCAGCGCTGGCCGCTTCCACGAACTCGCTTTGCGGATTTGCTTTTGTGGAGTATGCCGCCGGGTACGACGCGGGAGGCAGCGCTTGAGTCTGCATTTCTGCCGGTGCCTGCTTTTCTTCCAGCTCATTTCTCACGGTGCAGAGGGCGGCAAGCTTTTCCACGCTCTGCCAGTCAGTGGATCCGCATTTCAGTTTGTGGATGTGGTCATTGATCTCGTCGATGTCCATACTTGCCACCCTCCTCACTTATGCATTGCGCAGAATGTCCGCCGCGCGTTTGTAAGCGTCTCGCTCTGCACCGGTGGCGTCCTGCATCATGTCCTCGATGTCAGAGATCATGCGCTCACGGCCATCCGTGCGGGAGTAATGCCCACGAACATAGTGACGGCCTCGGTTGGCATAGCTGTTGCCCCGGTTGTAACCGTTTCCAGCGTCGCGGTTGAAGGATCCACGCATGTCAGCTTCCCACTCGCCTGTACGGCTGTACTCGCCGCCCTCGCAGTAGTCCTCGATGCGGTGGATGTCCAGAATGATGTCCACGATCTCGCCGATCATCTCAACATCGCCCGGGGATCGGTTCTTTTTGTCAGTCAGCTCCATGAGCTCGTCGCACATCTCATCCTTCAGGTGATTCAGTTTATCCAGCATGATTTTATCTCCTTTCTTACGCTACCCGTTCAACGATCAGATTGCTGTTGGCGATGCTGACAGCCTGGGTGCTGGTGTTTTTGAGCGCCACGGTCACGCAGCAGCCGCGCGGCACCTCGATGAAAGCGGCCACGAAAACATTGAAGTAATTTTCGACTGCCGCCGGGGTGACAATGGCTGTCGCACTGGTCAGCGACTCACCGCCGACAGCCAGCGCCACGGAAATGGGTCCCACAGTGCCGCCGGTGGGAATGGCGATATTGCCGCCAAAGCTTACCTTGAAGCGCGCTTTGCATTGATTGGTAAGACCGCGCAGGGTCACGAGGCCGCTGCCCTCACGGTGCATGATGCAGGCAGGGGCTTTTACCGCGGTCTCAGTCAGGGGAAGGTTTTCACCCGCCGCCACACTGACGGTGTTAGAGTTGCTAAATTCGGCCATTTTATCGGCTCCTTTCATCAAAAAACGCCGGGACTACTGCCCCGGCGCTCTGGTTTGCAAAATCAGCTCAGGGGCTGAACAGACTACAATTTGCAGTCAGTTGCCGTTATTCGGTTAGCCGCAACCGTTGCAGCCGCAACCGGTGCCGCAGTTACCGTACTGGTAAGGTGCAGGAACCGGGAATGCGGGCACGGGGCGCGGATTGTAGTAGGCCAGTTGACCGCTCATGTAGGCCTTGAGCGTTTCGTTCTGGGCTGCCTGAGATGCCGCAAGCTGTGCTGCAAACAGCTGCTGACCCTGCTCAGCGATCTTTGCGTCCTTTGCCTCGATGCGCTGTGCGGTCAGGGCGTCAAGGATGGCGCGGGCGTTCTGGTTCTGGTTGTCGATGATGTCCCGGGTGGTGTTCTGCACGGTGTTCCGGGTCTCGCAGGACTGGGTAGCCAGATTGTAGTTGACGCCCTGGATAGCAGACCGGGTCTCACAGCAGCAGTTCTGCTGCTGCATCTGCATTGCAGAGAGCTGCTGCATGAATGCCGCCTGCTGATTTGCACGGCTGATCTCGGCGGACATGAAGCCGTTACTCACGGTCTGCTGGACGCCGTTGATGAGCTGTGCCTGCTGGTAGAAGCCGTCACACATACCGTTGTTTACGCCATCGATCTTGCGTTCGATGTTGGCGAAGTCGCTGGTCAGGATGTAGCCATCCACGACGCCGGCGCCGGACGTCCCGGCACCGGCGCGATTGCCGCCCCAGTTACCGCCCCAGCCGCAGAAGATGAAAAGGAAGAGCACGATGATCCACCACGAACCATCGCCGCCAAAGCCAAAGCCGTTGCCATTGTTGGTATTGGCGGGCTGCACCGGCATAGTCAAGCCGATGTTGTCAGAAGAAAGAGACATTTTGTACTCCTTTCGAAATTTTTGATAAAAAGTGTATCTCGACCGTGGCCACGGTTACGACTTAGTGTAAAAACTGCTGGAACTGCTGAGCCATTGTCTGAAGCTGGTTGAGCTGGTCTTGGCTCATCCGCCCGGATTGCAGGAGCTTTTGCACCTCCTGCTTTGGATCGCCCTGAAAATTAGCCTTGAACTGCTGGAACTGCTGCATCATCTGGCCGAACTGGCCCATAGGGCCGGCCATGGAGGATGCTTTGCCGCCGCCCAGTGCATCAAAAAGAGGGTTTGCCATGATCACTTGACCTCCGTTTCGGTTTTTGTGGGCTCCTGCTTTTCCAGTGCTGCACAGCGGGCTGCCAGGGCGTCAAACTCTGCCCTGGTGACAAACTCCCCGCCGGGCTGCTGCGCCGTCTGAGGGGGCATTTTTGCCGCCGTGGTGCGTTCCTTATAGTCAAAGACGCGGAGAGGCAGCGGCATCCCGCTGGCGTCGGTGCTCTTGATGTAAAAAGCGCTGTTTTCGCTGTCCATCAGCAGTACGCTGTTGCCTGCGGCGACCATATAGGCTTTTGCGCCCTCTTCTCCCTGCACCCAGATGATAGAGGGCGTAGCCTGTGCTGTCTGTGCTGTCGGCTGCTGCATCATGGGAGACTGATAGCCCACTCCCTGCCTGAGTTGAGCGAGGTTGTCCGGCATTGGCTGGCCGTAGTATGTCGGCATCTGATACGCATACGGATTGTAAGGCATCGTTTACTCCTCCTTATACCAGTAGTAGATCGGGCATTCTGCGCCGCTGTCCCAGCTGTCCCACCACGCACCGTCGATCACGGTCAGGACGTGCCCGGAGCAGCCCAGTACATACACGCCGCGCGGGTACTCCCGGGCAAAATCTGCCACGGTGTAACAGGTGGTGCAATCCGCTTCCACCATGCGGCGCTTGAACCCGCGCTTTTGAAGGTACGCGCCCCATGTGCGGTTGGCGCTGGGCATATCGCCGAGGGCGTAGCCGGTGAGTGCCAGCGCAATATACGCCTGCTCCCAGCTCCGGCCGGTGGCCGCAGCTACCGCCCGCACTACGCAGTCCCCGACGCTGCTCCCGCGCGGGTTCGGGTTAAACCTGTGCCACATGGCGCCCCCTCCCTTTGCGCCCAGTGTACTTTTTTAAACCGCTGGGAGAGACAACGAACGTCAAATGAAGGACAAAAAATCTTGGTTAAAGCTTGATTAGAGCTTGATTACTGTGAGCAAAAAAGAAAAGCGCCCACACGGAAAAATCCGCATGAACGCTTAAAGATATAAATATACTTATATAAAATGATGCAAAATAGAAAGTTTGAACGTTTTACTTGCAAAAAAAATCCCCCACTTTGCCTACAACGTACCCCGAGTGGAACGCAGGGCTTCGGCAAAGCAGGGGATTTTTTATGCCGCCAAAACGGCTAAGTCTAAAATCAAGAGCGGAACCGTCCACAGGCAATGCCGCTCTCTACAAAGGCCGTAGCCTTTTAAATATCCACCCTAATGCGCTTCTTCGAGAGGCCGGGTGGATTTGTTGATGTTATTTTACCACAATTCGTGCAAAAAGAAAAGCGGCAGACCCGAAAGCCTGCCGCTTCAATGCGATTTCGTGAAAAATCGCACCCAATTAAGATTATGGTATCACACATCCAGCATTTTATCAATAATTTTCAGCCTATTGCCGATTGATGTCCGACAATACGGCACACGCGCTGCAATATCAACTTGGCATAGCTGGTCAACGTACCGCAACCGGGCGATTTTCCGGTCATACCTCCCAAGCGGTGCACGTTTTATCACAGCTTTTATCTGTTCTGCATTAAGCCCTTGCAACGCTGGCGGAAAGACTACACGAGCCGCCGCCACAGGCAGCACCGAGCCAGAAGGGCTGCGGAAGCTGTCCGGCGTTGCGCACCATATTGCCAATGCTGGCAAAACGGTGACAAATTGAACTTTTCGGGCTTGAAAAGTTGAACTCATTCGTAAAAATGGCCGTTTTTAACCAATGTTTCAAATCGAATGTGCAGGTTTTGCATATTTCAACCATTTTCGTGACGTGCCGAAATTGCTCTTGTGCGGCGAACATATCGGTGAGGTCACCGATATGGCGGTATGTAGTGCTTGCCATAATAACCTCCTTACTGATTTTGCAAGGCCGCCTTCATGCGGTCAAAGAAAAATTGAATCACCTTGCCGATGGTCTCATCGGTGATGGCCCAGCTGATGAGCCTACCGTATTTGCTGGCGCTGAGGGCGGCCCGGAGCATCTTGACGACCCACGCCTTACGCTCTGCGCCGCGCTTTGTCCCCTGAATCTCCTGCTCGGCCCTCTCGATGAGGTCCAGCACCAGCGGCTTTACCGCTGCGCCATAGCCCAGCCGGATGCAGCCCAGGGCGTAAAAGATAAAGCCGCCCAGCATGAGAACTGCCGCCACCGGGGCGGGAATAACGCCCAAAATGTTATTGATCGTTGCCATGTATTACTCTCCTCTCTCTTTTTCGAGGTCTGCAATGCGGTGGTTTGCCACCTTCATCTGCTCTTCGAGCACCGGCACACGCTGGGCGAAGTTGTTGTGCGCCCGGACTTCCCGGGTCAGCTCCTCCAGCTTTGTTTCGGTCACCGCCTGCTGCTTGTCCAGCTTGGCGTCCATGCTCTGGGCGGTGTGGTTGTTGGAGACGATCACGCCGATCAGGCTCAGACCGCCGGTGATAATGGCTACGATGATTGCTTCACTCATGCGCCCTCCCGAAGACGGGTCAGGCCCTTCTTGCGGATAATTTTCGGGTAGTTGACGGTCGTGACGTCGAGGTCCACCGGCCCGTTGATGCCCGGCACGCTGCCCTTGCTGGTGTGTTGGTGGGCGTTGTACTTGAACCGCACCTTCGGGGTCTTGCCTGTGTAGTCAGCCAGCCATACATCCCACCGCCCTGACAGCCTTGCCATATCCAGATGGGCGTTGGCGTAGCTCGTGTAGGTGTAGAGCTGGGCGAAGAAGCCCATCTTCTCGATCTGCTCCAGATGGTAGGCTGCCAGATTGGATAAGTCTCCATAGGGCATCCCGACAAGATTCAGCGATTCCAGATCCACCGCTACCGGCATGGTCAGCTCCTTGCCCCGCAGCGCCTGCCGCAGTGCAGCCAGCTCTTCGTCAGCCAGCTTCTCACAGGAGGCGTCAGTGTAGTAGTACACGCCTACGTCCAGCCCTGCCGCTTTTGCGTTGGCATAGTTGTCCTCGAAGGTGGGGTCGATGTAGGGTACACCGTTGCGGTTCCCTACGGCCCGCAGCATCGCGCCTTTGTAGCCTGCCGCTTTTACCTGCGCCCAACCCTCCATTTTGATGATTCCCTGCCACCGGCTCACGTCGATGTACCGGTAGGGCGGGCCGCCCTCCCAGCCGGTGACAGCCTCTGCCTTGGGGGCTTGGGGCGCAGGCTCAGGTTCGCCGGTGTCCCGCTCGTCCCCCGGGCCAAAGATGGCCCGCACCAGCTTTTCCAGCAGCTCCAGCAGCTTATTCATCGTAGTCCTCCCCCGTGATCTCTTTGTACCGCTCTGCAGTGATCTCGCCCTCGGCCACCCGCTTGGCCAGCTCCGCTTTGACTCCGGCATGGCGGCGTGCGGGCATCTCTGCCCACGTCTTTGTACCGGCGATGAGCCGGTTCGCCCAGATTTTATCCATTTTGAAATCCTCCTTACTTGTTGACGGCGGCATCCAGCTCGCACAGCGAGTCCTCGATAGCCGCCTGCCGCTCCTGTGATGCCATATCCTGCTCACACAGGGCGTCCTCGATCTCCGCCACGAGGCCGGGCAGCTCCCTGAGCTTCTGCTCCTCTGCCAGCTTCCGGTGGAGCTCTTTCAGGCTCTTTTCTGTTTTGTGCAGACTCATCCGATGACACCCCCAATCATGGTGATATTGCCGCCGACGCCGGAAGCTCCCCGGGTGATCGTCACCTTGTAGTTAAAGGCCGCTCCCTTGGCGGCGGTCTTGTTGGCAAAGGCGTGGTGTACGAAGGCCCAGCTCTCGCCGCGCTGGATGTCGGTGCAGTTCTCCCACATGGGGGCATCGTCCCGTGCGTTATTCGTCAGCTCCACGGTCAGGCTCATGTCTGCCGGGAAACTGCCTTCGAGCGTCAGCGCAGCCACGGTGACGGTGTCGTCCGCTGTCAGGGGCTGGGTCAGCGAGAGGACGGCGCTTGTCACATTTTTGGTAAAGGTAGCGGTCCACTCTGTCGTGGTCTTGCCGTCGCCCACTTCCAGCACCAATGTGTTCTCCCCGTTGAGGATCTGCTGGAACAGGGCTTTCTCGCTCAGGCACTGTACCGTGAGTTCGGTGCCGGTGGACACGTTCTCGCGGACGGCCAGCGCCACGCCGTTCACCTTTTCGGTGATGGTCATGGGGTCTCCGTCGCCGTCGGTCACGGTGTAGGACAGAGTAAAGGGCTCGTTCTTCTCTCCCAGCGCCGCGCCGCTCTCGCCTGCATCGGAAGTCACTTCCGGCGGCTGGTTTGCTGAGGCGAAGCCGTCTTTGTCGATGTACAGCGTCTCCGGCAGGGTGAAGCAGGGCAGATAGCCCCAGCTTTGCGTATGCCCATATGTGGTATTAAAACGGCCATAATAACTGTCGTTTACGCCGCTGAGTGCAACTCCGTCATAATAATAATCATTATCAGAAGAGTCGTGGTGATAAGACACATTGTTGCTCCGGGTTCTTGTCCAGATGTTTGTCCCGAAATCAGTAAAAATATTTTCCAGTCTTTTCCGGGCTTCATCGGAGAGCAAAGTTCCTTCGGGTCTTGAAGATAACCCGTACACGCTTTCGCTTTCTGAAAGTGTGAAGATTGAGGTGTCGAACGTCGTCATGTTGGCTAAATATTTTGTTTTCCCCATCCAGCCCTTAACGTCAGCGGCAAACTTATAAAAATAAGTAGTGGTGAGCCAATCGTAGATGCTGCAGGTGTACCCAGAATCCGTTTGTCCCCATGCAATATCGACTCTTCTGCCATACTCGCCGATGCTCGACCACGGGCCACTCATCGCCGGCCTCTCTCTACAAAACAGCGTCCGTCCCTTGCCGTTCAGGCCGCTCTCGTAGTTGTGGGACAGCGCGTAAAACTTGACTTTTGTGCTGCCTTCCATCAGGTATACAAAGCCATCGCCAATGGCTAAGTTTTTGATCTGCATTAAAATCCTCCTTCCTTTTAAAACTCCACCCGGCTCGCCGCCTTGTTCCACACGCCTGTCAGCTCTACGCCGTCAAGCGTATCAAAGGCCGAAACAAAGCTGATTCCGTTTACGTCTGTGCCATGCACCATCTCCAACAGCTTGATGCGCACGCCTACCGCCGCAGCGTCCGCAGCAGCGCCGGAGATGGTGAGGGTCTTGTCGGTCTCGATTTTGATAGCGTTGATGCGGTCGCCCACGGCTTTGGCGTCTGCGGGAGCGCCCTTGACCGTCAGGGTGGGGTCGGTGGTGACCCGGCCCTCGGTCTCTTTGGCAAACTGCTCTGCCCGCTTGGCAGACTCTGCAGCGGCAGCTTTGGAGCTTTCGGCGGCTTCGGCCTGCTGTGTGGCAGTCTCGGCCTGCTGCGTGGCAATGCCCGCCTGCTGTTCTGCGGTCCGGGCAGAGGCAGCGGCGGCTTCCTTGGCCTCGGCGGCAGTTTTGGCGCTGGCTGCGGCCTCCTCTGCCTTTTGGGTAGCGGTGGAGGCAAAGCCCTCCACATACTCAAGGCTCTCGGCCATCGCCTCCCGCACCTCAACGCCCCGCTTTGCCTTGCGGATGTCGTTGATGTTTTCTTCAAAAGTTTTGTTCACAGGCTCTTTACCTCCGTAGGCTCGTCATAGATGACGTCCTCATCAAAATAAAAATCGTCCCACAGCCAGTCTGCCCCTGCGTAGGCGGTGGCGTTGTACTTGTAGGGATTGCACGTGCCAGTGATGGAAAATGTGCCGGTATGCCGGTCTCTGCTCTGGGGCGACACTGTCCACAGACCCACCCAGAAGTTGGCCGGGTCCTCGTCCAGTACGCAGCGCAGCCACTGCCCCTGCAAGGTGTTTTCGAGAATGCTCTGCACCTTGCGGCGCTCATCCGGTGGAGCCTTGCATTTGAGGTCAAGCCGGATGGTACGTTGAAGGTAGTGTACTTTGCCGTCCACAGCCCGGGTGAGGTCGAGCAGAAAATCGCCGCCCGGCACTTGCACAAGCTTTTTGTCCGGCTCTGCGCCGGAGATGAGCGGGCTGCCAACCAACAGGTAAAGGCCGAGGTCGTCCAAGGTGTGCAGAGAGCCGATTTTTGCTCCCATGAGCTTGCCCATAAAAATCACGCTCCTTTACATAAAGCCCTGCAGCGCCTCCGGGCGGCAGGCAGTATCATCCTGCACCCATGCGCCTGCCGCCGTCTGTCGGTATCCGCTGCCAAAGGTCACGCCGCTTTTGGACGCCGTGACGTCCCGCCGCTGGGCCAGAGCGCCGGGGAAGAGGATGGAGTATGTTTTTCCGTTCACCGGCAGCACCGCAAAGGCCCGGCCCTTGCCCCCGGCGGCAGCCCACGCAGCGGCATCTCCGTCGTAGGTGAGCAGCACCGCCGCATAGCCGGAGAGGTCTGTGCTCGTGGTCTGGGCCGCAAAGGAGGAGCCCGACCAGCTTTGCAGTTCGGTGCCGTTTTTCACGCCGGAGAAGGTCAGGCCGTCCGTCCCGAAATGGATGTTGGCCGTGATGCTGGCGTGGCCGACGGTCATGCCGGAGGCGGGGGCATAGTCGATGAAATCGCTGGCCGTCTTGCCTGCCTGTGTGGTGTCTATCTGCGTTGTACCTGCATACCGGCTGGTGGATGCCGTCTTTTCGGAGAGCTCGTTGGTCACGCCCAGATTTGCCACGGCCCGGTCGGTGAGGGTGCGCCGGGTCATGCCAAAGGTGTACTCCTTCTTCTCCGGGTGGTCGAGCGGCTCCACCAGCTTGGTGCAGAGCATGATCACGTCGATGCTGTGGGGCTTGCTGATGATATGGGCAAAGCTGGCAAAGGTCAGCCGCTCGGTATCATAGCCCGCGTCCACAAGGTCAACGGCCTTGACCTCATAGCTCATGGTCATGAGGTCGTTTTTTTCCAGGTCCTGCACCGCGGCGGCAAAGGTGGCGTCGCTGCTGTCCGTGTCAAACTCCCTGATTTTGGAGACCACGCCAAACTTTTTTACGGCCTCGTCGTTCTGTATCCACCCGTACTCCCGATTCCAGCTGTAACCTTTTTTCGGGAGGTACTTGTCCACGGCACTCTGGCTCGTGCCGTTGATGCCGTAGCGCTCTTCGTGGGTGCCGGTCGTCACAGTAGTCGAGCCCCACTTAAACCAGAGGAATTTGTACTTCCATTGGGTCTTGGTCTCTTCAACAGTGTGCTTGTTGCCCATCGGCCAGATGCGGGTAAAAAGGTCGTTGGTGTCGGTCTTCTCGGTAAAATCCAGCAGATTCACGCCATATTCGATGTTCTGGGCGGTCTGCCGGTCAGCCTCGTATGCCTGGTCGCAGTAGTTGAGCACGTTCATGCCGGTGGTGGAGTTATAGGTGCAGTAAGCGTAGCCGCCGTAGGTCTTGAGCACCATTTTGCTGATGATGTCCCAGGTGCTGCCGTAGTCCTCGCCCACGCCGTACTGGTTGCGGTCGCCGTAGCTCACCACGAGGCCGCCGAGGGCGGCAGTCACCCTGCCCAGCTCAAACTTTTTCATTTTGTCGTAGCCGGTCTGCTCTTCGTAGCCATCACCGCCGGAGATCTGGGAGTTGTGGGCTTTGATGAGGTATTCCAGAAAATCCCTCAGCTTGCCCTCGTAGTTAAAGGGGGTAATGCAGCTGTCATTGAAATAGCTGAGAGCCCCCTCGCAGTAGATGACTCGGCGGTTGAGCCAGTCGGCTTCGTGGCTGAGCACCCGTCCTCGCCATATCTCCTTGCCGTCCTGATGCACCGCCACAGCAGTGGACATCTTCTGCATGGATTCATAGCAGGGGTGGGTGCGCAGCATGGTAAAAGTAAGGCTGCCGCCCTTGCTCACCTCGCGGGTAAGCTTGGGCGACAGCACCACAGCCTGTCGGTTGCCCGGCTGATAGACGGTCAGCTTGTTTTCGGGGTCACCGTAGGGATATGCAAAAATCTCGTACATCTCAGTTGCCCCTTTCTGCAAGCATCTGGATATGGCCCAGCTGGTCGTTCATGCCGGGGGCGAGAGCACCCACAATGGTACCGTCATCCAGCACGATCTGCTGATTTGCCACGTCGGGCAGATACTGCTCCACTACGGTGCTCAGCTTTGCAAGCTGAGCCTGTATCTCCGCCTGATACTTGGGGACGGAATTGTTGTTGGGGTTGTAGGTAAAGGGGTCGCTGCGGTAGTCGTAGCCCGCAAAAGCCCGCTCGTTGCCGTACCAGTAGGCGTCCTGAATGTCCAGATAGCTCGGCGCGCCAGACGAGGCGCTTTCTGCCGCAGCGGACGAAGACGAGGACTTTTTGCCATACTTTTTGCCAAAGAAGTAGCTGATCCAGCCGATAGGGCCGGTGGCCGCCAGAAGCGCGCCGGAGAGAAGCTTGCTTCCCAGAGAGCGCTCTTCGCCGGAATCCTCGCGGGCGCGGGCGTTCTGGCCCATCTTGAAGCCGATAACGCCATTTGCGATGGCGGCCAGCACAGCCAAGCACTCCGGGAAGAAGGAGGCCGCTCCGCTCGCCGCGGACGCAATGGCCTGCCCTGCCCCGGCCTCACCGGCAGCCGCCGCAGCCTTCGTACCGCCGCCGAACAGCTTGAGGATGCTGCTGACGATTCCGCCGGAGCCGCCGGTGCCGGAAAGACCCTTCATGGCGGCAGCAAAACTCTGCACCTCTTTCGTGGAGCCGTTGATCGCCGGGGTGATGCCGTTGCGGAAGAGGTCTGCAATGCTCTGCAGCGCCCCCTGAATGCCGCCCTGCGCGTAGTGCTCATTGATGGCAGTCATTGCATCGTCTGCCCATTTCAGGATGGTGTTGCGCTGCTCTTGCGTCACCTGCCCGAAAATGACCTTTACCACATCTCCGGCGATGGCCTTGCCGTCTTTGTTCTTGATGTCGGTAAAGAGAGACTTCACCAGCCCGAAAATGCCTTTGTCAGACTGTCCCTGAATCTCAGAGATATACTTTTCGGTGCGGGAAAGCGCAGCCTGGATGCTTTTTTCAGCCTCTTCGGTGTCGGTCTTGGTGTTCTGGAGCACACCGTCGATATAGGTGTTGATGGTCTTTGTGGTCCGGGCCACGCCATCGACGATGCTCTCCTCAGTCTTGGTCTCGGTGGTCTTGATGTGCTCGGTGCCATCGGCGTACTTCTCCGTGACCTCCTGAATCGCGGTGGTCACGCCGCCTTCTACCTTGCTGGTGGTGCGGGTCAGGGTGGCCGCCAGCGTTTTCGACATATCGTCGTACGTCTTTGTGGTTTTGGTCACCACGCCGTTGACCTTGGTCTCCACCTGCTTATAGGTGGTCTCGATGCCATCGACCATCTCCTTGCCGGTCGTGGTGGTGGTCTCGGTGATTCGGTCTTTGATGCTGCCCGCGCTGTCCTTGACCTTTTCGGTGAGAGTCTGAATGCTGGTGGTCACGGTGCCGAGGGCATTCTGAGCGGTAGTCGTAGCCGTTCTGGAGATGGACGAAATGACCGTTTCGGTGGTGGACTTTGAGCCAGGCTTGCCGCCGGAAGGGCTCCCACCGCTACCGCCAGTGGGGATTGAGCTGCCGCCGGAGCCAGCGGCAGCAGCAAGCTCAGCCTGCCGCTCAGACCAGCTCTTGTTGCTGATGCCAACGCCATTTAGCGCTGCTTGCCTGCGGCGGTCGCGGGAGTTCTGCTGGTCCGTCGATGCGCGGTAGTCCTCGTAGCTGTCATAATCGGAGTAGGCAGTTTTGCCAAGGGCCTTGTTTAGGGCGTAACTTGCTCTATCCAGAGCGCTTACAGCCGCAGAACCCAGCCTGCCAAAACTGCTGATGATGGTGCTGATCGGGTTGTCCAGACCGAGAATCGCTTCGCCGAGACCTTTCCACCCATCCTTTTTGTAAGCGTCCTGCGCAGCCACCACCATATCGTTCAGGTTGCCGATGACCACGCCGATCCCGCTGCTCAAGTCACCTGTCATAAGACCCGCCAGCTGGCTCACGTTATCCTTCAACGTGGATACCCGGCCATTCATGGTCTGGCTTTGGGTGTCCATGGCGTTGTAATATCGTCCGCCCTCCTCGCTGGCCGCGATAAGGGCCTGCGACAGCAAATCATAGCTGATGGTCATCTTCTGAACTTCCTGCGCCGATTTTCCGGTGTAGTCGGCTAAAACCTGATAGATATTGATGCCCGCATAGGCAAACTGCTTGATGTCGATAGCGGACGCCTTGCCCACGTTGGCGATCTGCTGCAAGTTTGCCGACATGCGGGACAGCTCTGCATTGCCGCCGCCTGTAGCCGAAACAGCGTCGCCCAGCGCCATGATGACCTTGCGGGAGTATCCCGCGTTTTCACCGGCGCTGATGAGCAGCTGGTTGGCCTGTGTCAGGCTCGCCACATCAAATGGGGTGCGGGCGGCATCCTCCTGAATGGCGTCCATGGCCGCTTTGGCCGCCTCAGCGCTGCCCAGCATGTTGGTAAAGCCGGTGGTGTAGCTTTCCAGCTGGGCGTTATACTGGATACCGGTCTGGATAAAATCCTTGGCCGCAGACAGGGCCATGGAGCTTACTTTGGAGATGACCCCGGTAAGCAGGTTTGCTTTGGTGATGGCTCCGGTAAGAGAGCCGCTGGCGGTCTCAGATGAACCGCCAAACTCCGTCATGCCGATGTTGGCTGATTTCAGGGCCGAGGTGGTCTCTTTCAGCTCGGCTCGGGCAGAGGCCAGAGCAGCTTTCAGCTCCTTGGTCTGCGCAGAGGTGCGCCCGGTCTTTTCAGCCGATTCGTTGTACCGCTTTGTCAGTTCGGCGACTTTCTGCGCCGCTTTGCTGTACTCGGAGCCCAACTCCGTGACAGCCCTTTTGGTGCTGTTCTGCACGTTTTGGATGCTCTGCCGGTAAGCGGAATCATCCAGCGACAGAGTCGCCTCCAGATTAAAGATATTCAGGGCGTTTCACCTCCTCCGCACAGCTCCGCCAGGGCCTTTGCGTTTTCGGCGGTAATCTGCTCCGCCGTGCGGGTGTCTTCCTTGGTGTGCAGCAGGGGGAAATGCCTGAATGCAAGCCCGGAGTAAAGGGGCTGGATGCCGAGATACTGCCCGATGGCATCAGCCACATAGTCCCGGAAAAGCTGTGCCTCCTGATGTCTGCGCACCTCGGCGCGGATATGCTCCATGATGTACGGCTTGCCCAGCAGCCGGAGCATATCCAGCCGGATGGTGGATACCAGCCGCCGGTAGCCGTCCGCGCCGATCACATCAAGGACTGAAAAAAATCCATGAAGTCCACGTCCCGGAGCGCCCGGCTCATGGCAGAGGCCAGCACCCGGGTGGGAGGCTGCTCCTCGCCCTTGTCCAGCACCACGAACAGGGGCAGGATGCCGAGGGTGAGGTCTGCCTTGTCCGTGTAAAGCAGCTTGGTCATGTCCACAGCGTTTTTGTTAGCCTGCGCCCGGCGCTTTTCCAGCCGCTCTGCGTCCGTTTCCGTGCCGGTCAGCTCCGGCTCGCGGCCCAGAATGTCCATCACGCCGGAGTCTGCCACGTACTTTTTATAAGCCTGCGCACACTCATAGGTGCGCTTGAGGTATTCGGTGCCGTCGAGATCGATGATGTTGCGCATATGTCCTCCTTAGTCCCCGGTCGGGGCCTTGACGATCGAGTAAAATTCCATGGGGGCCCGAGTGGGGTTTTCCAGGTCAGCGTAGCCGGTGAGAGTGATCTGCATGGAGCCGCCGCCCCGGTGAGCCGTCTTGAGGCTCAGGCCGCCGGAAGAAAGGGCGTTGAAAATTTTGCAAACCAGAAAACCGCCGCCAATCATAGGGCCAACCCAGTACAGCTCCCTGTAGTCCTTCAGAGCCGCCTCGATGCGGGGGACTACATGGGTGGGGTCGTCCGCGTCGATGTCAGCCGTGCCGATGGCCAGCTTGAGCACGTCAGGGCTTGCGTTGGGAGTGGTAAAGGCGATGGTGGCGGTGGTTCCGGTGACCTCATTGCCCTGCTTGGTGTTGGTGGGCGCGTTGTCGATGTCAGCCAGCGTATCCTCCATGCTGTTGCTGTAGGAGATGGTCACGCCGCCCTGCGTGGCGCATACGACATTGGTGCTGTCGATTTTGGGGGTGGAAAGGTCGAATGTGGAAAGCAGATTGCCAGAGCCTTTCGGGATGCTCTTGAACGCATCCGGGGTCAGCACATTGACCGCGAACTTTTTTGCCAGAGTTTCAGGCATAAAGAATCCTTTCTCACGGGACAAGCCGTGTAAGCTCAAAATTGAGGTATTCGCACAGATAGCCCTCGGGCGGGTTGTCGAGCGGCTGCGCCCACGGGCTGCCTTTGCGCAAAAGAATAGCGCCGCCCTCGCATTCGATGGTCAAACCATCTGCAAGGGCTGCGCTTATCTTGTCTTCGGTCTGTAAAATAGGCGTCCGGCCTTTGGCACTCGGGTACCAAAGCCGGGCGTGGAAGGTGCCGGACTCATTCCAGCCGCCGGGGATGATGGGCTTGTAGGTCAGATACGGCAGTTCTGCGCCGGGAGGGATGTTATCTTCCAGGTAGCCCGGGATGCCAAAGCCGTTGAAAAAAGCGTTCAGCGCCCGGTTGATGCTCTCAGACGGTCCCATTACGGCAGCACCGCCTTTTTGCACTTGACGGCCCGCAGCCTCATGCCGGATTCTGCCGGGGCGCTGCCCTCATCGGCTGCGCTCGTTACCTGAAAGGTCTGCCCATCGCTCGCCCGCTTGATGTAGTCCGGGAAAGCCAGCGGCACACCGGCGTTGACCAGCAGCGTATAGGTAGACGCTGTAGCCGCCTGCTCTGCAACCTGAGCCTCCACGGTGGTATCGTGGCGCTCTACAGCCTCAAATTCCGGGCCGTCCGTCCAGCCGGACACAAAGCCGCCGACGCCGTCCGGCTCATAGCTGCGGGTCTGAAAACGGTATTTTTTCGTGAAGCTCTGCATCACGGTGGATGCAGTGAACGAATTGACCATGTCACATCTTCCTCCACTGGTTGATTTCGGCCCGGAATTTGGTCTTGCCGTCCGCGGGAAGACCGTCCGCGTCTGTAGCCATCGTGCCGGACCAGCCGCCGAAGGACTGGGACACATACACGCCGCCGGATGGCAGCGCCTTGTCGTATGCGTCGATTTTCTGGGCCAGTGCCGCAAAAGCGGGCGGCACACGCATGGGCTGCACCGTGCCGTTAAAGGTCTCGGTCATCAAATCACCGTCCCCGGCCTTGTGTACGCCATCATTGAAGATAGAGCCGCACACGAGGAAATACTGCCCCGGGACTACCCCGGCGGGAACGGTATCCGGCTCAAAGACAAACTCTCCGGCAACGGGGTCGTCTGCCCGGTCAAAGAAATTGTGCGTCAGTGCGCACAGCTCAGGGACGGTCATTGGGCGCCTCCTACTCAAAAGGGGCGATTACTCGCCCGGGGTGATAGTCTGGACAGAGATGCCGTCCAGATACTCAGCGAACAGGGTCATGCCCATGACGGCGAAACTCTCAGAGACCGCGGTGTGGTAGTTGCCCTGAGTATGGAAGCCGATGAGGTTGCTTGCCTCGCCCGCAGTGGTGTAGACCAGACCGGCCTTGGAAAAGTCGCTGTCGGCGGGGTCAACATAGTACAGGACGATGTTGTCCACCGGGGTTGCGATGACCTTTCCACGCGCGATTTCGCCGCTGGAAAGCAGGAAGATGGTGTTGTAGCCCATGAAGTCCTTGATGTACTGGAAGCCGAACTGGTTCTGGACAGTGATGTTGGCCGCGCCCAGGTACTCGTACACATCCAGAATGTTGGCAAAGCCCACGACGCCGGTGACGGTGCGATGCATGTTCTTGAACTTGTCCTCAACGCTGCCCTTGGCCATCGCCAGAGCCATCTGGAAGGTCTTGGGAGTGCCTTTCAGGGTGCCGGTGTTCAGGTACTTGTAGAAGCGGTCGGTGACGTTCGCGGTCAGCTGGTACAGGAACTCGTCATCGGTCTTCTGAACGGCGACATCGTAGCCGTACTTCTTGATGGATTCCAGAGAGACGGCTTTGGCGAACTTTTCGACAGTAATGTCAGCATAGGTCTTTTCTTTGACGGTGAACTTGCTGTAGGGGATCTCCTCGCCCTCAGCAACAGTGCCGCTCTGAAGCGTACCCTCGGCATACTTGCTCTTGAGGGTAGTGCCGGGCTGCATCCGGATGGGGCGCATGATGCCCATGATGTCGCGCAGATGCTGCCAGTTGCGCTGGAAACGGGTGACGAAGTCGATTTCCCGGGGGTTGACGGTAATGTCGGTAGTTACGATAAGGTTTTCTTTTGCTGCCATGTGTTATTCCTTTCCGCCGCCCGTAAAAAGGTCGGCATTTGCAGCAATCGCGGCCTGGCGTTCGCCAGCGTCCTTGATTGCAAAAATTTGGTCTTTGGTCATTTTGGAGCCGGTGTTGGTAGGCGGGTTGTCTACCTTTGCGCCGGTGGTCGTGGTTGTAGCCACAAAGTCGCCCCACACGTCTTTCTGGCTGTCCATGAACTTCTTTGCGTCCTTGACCTTGCCGTTCTCGTCCAGCTCCAAAGCGTCGATGTCCGCGCCGGTCATTTTTACAACGCGGTCAAAGTGCTTTTCCAGCACGCCATTGTCCTTCAGCAACTGCTTGTATGCCGCTGCTTTCGTGGCCCGGGTGTCCTTCTGGGTCTGCTGGGCCTTGTAGTCGGTCAGCGCCTTTTCAGCGGCCTGCTTGTCGCCATTGGCTGCGTCCCGGTCTTTCTCGGCCTGTGTGCGGGCTGTTTTTTCTGCATCCAGCTGGTCCTTGAGTTCGTCTGTCTCCTTGTGCAGGGCGTCCAGAATGGCCTTGGCCTTGTCATCGTTGGAGGTTTCGGGGTTCTCCAGAATCGTGCGGATGTCAGCTCTTTTGAGTGCCATGTGATAGTCCTTTCTGCCCTTGCTCGGGCTGCCATGCTTGGCAATAAGGTTTATTTGCCGGACGTGCTGCCGGTGTGGTGCCGCTTGTGGGGCTTGAACCCACGGCCCCCGGATTAAAAGTCCGGTGCTCTGCCAGACTGAGCTAAAACGGCATATATTGGAATTGGGGTATAAAAAGAAGAAGCCCACAATGTGAGCTTCTTCCAAAAAAATTTACTTTTTACCGGTTTTGTTAGTGCGTCTTCAATTCTCCATCCTCTCGAAATTCTTCCTTTTAGCGTTGAGCTGTCTATTTTATACTCTATCGCCCAATCTTTTAATACCTTGGTCTCTCCTTTATAAGTAATAAAAACAGATGTTCTTTTGTTTCTTGCCTGTTGCTTTGTTGTTGCCCATCTGCAATTTTCTGGTGAATAATCCTTATTAACATCTATTCTGTCAATCGTTAAATTTTCTTTATACCCCGATGATAACGCCCATTTATAGAAATTTTCAAATTCAAGCCACTCTTCACATACTTTGATTCCTCTGGATCCATAATCTCTATACGATCTGATTTTAGGATTTCTACACCTAGAAAGCATATTTGCCCACGTTTCATATATTCTGGTTCCGTGCTTCCCATGCTTTTTAGTAAATGGGTGATTTTCTACATTTTTTCGTGAAGTTTCCTTTCTTAAACATCCACAGCTTTTGGTATTTCCAGATACCAAATTGGTTCGATTTGCTTCTATAGTATTACCGCAGTCGCAAACACATTTCCATCTGGAACGTCCATTTCCCGGAACAAGCTCTATCGCAATTAATCTGCCAAATCTTTTCCCTTCAATATCTTTTTTAGCATCCATTGCTGACCCTCGCAATCTCCGCTTCCAGCACTGCATCTACTTCCTTTTCCAACCCAGTAAGGGATGCGAACAAGGCCGTCAGCATGGAGTTGTACATCGGGGCTTCTCTCCAAATCTGGCTCACAAGCTCGCTGGTGCGCTCCCGCTTGATCATATCGGTCTTGTGCGTTTCCTCAAACCAGTTGGCAAAGATGTTCAACAGGTCGTGCATTACTCGGAGTTCACCAGAAACAGCATCCAGTTCAAGCTCCACTTTCGTGATTTTTGGTGTTTCCATTGCTAAAATACCTCTTATTCACTTGTAAGAGGTCGCCCAGTTTGGTATAATGGATTTACCAAAGGGAAACCTCTGGTGCTTTGCAAGCTCTCGCCCGCCGACTACCAATCATCGGGCGAGAGCTTATTATTTTGTCAGGCGTTCGTATAATTCCTTTATGCCTTTGCGAATAACATCGGCTTTTGTTAAGCCAGTTTTTTCACAGCAGATATTCAACATACGAACTTCATCGTCAGACATTCTAATTCGTGTGTCATGGGTCTTAGGGTCTGATGTTGGCCGTCCTGTTCTAGGCGACATATAAATCACCTCACTTTTGTGTCACCATAATTATTATAACATTTGGTTACACAAAAGTCAATGATATATTTAGTTTTCCCGGTTTCCTTCTTCCACCGCGATTTCTCGCAGCTCATCAATGTGTTCTTCCACCGCCGGGCGAAGAAACGGGCGGGGCGCCATGCCCCGGGTAAAGTGCCACTTGCCGTTGAAGTCCTTCCAGACCCACGGCGTTTTGCGTCCGTTGCCCTTCTCGGCAAAGATGCCCGTGCCAAGCTCCACATAGACGCTGTAAAACAGGTTGCTGCCGATGGTCACGGTCTTTTTTGCGAGGTCGAGGGCAAAGGTCAGGCTTTGCTTGAGCGCACCGCCCACATAGCCCTCTATGCCCGTGCTGTCTGCCGTTCCAGTAGGAACAAGAAGCTGGGCGTAGTCCTGCACCTTCATGCCCCAGATGGTCAGCACCCGCTCCGCCCACGAGTCCAGCGCTTCATGCAGCTGCGGGGCGTTGTCGGTGAATTTGATGTCGTATTCAAATTTCATCGGCATCTTCCCCTTCTTCCTCCTGCTCTGCCCAACGTCTTTGGATCAGCTCTCCGTTGGAACAAACCGAATCCAGTACAGCGTCAGCCTGCATATGAGCAGAAACAAGAGCTTTATCGGACATTTCCATGTGATAATAACCGGTCATGACCTCACCTTTGGCAGTAATGCCTACTACTGCAAGTTTTTTGACCTTCTCTTCTTCAATCAGCTTGAGCGCATCCATAAGCCACGGCGCATAATCAGCATTTGACATTAAGACATTCATTTTCTGAATCCTTCCATTGTCCTAATAAGGCGTTTGTGTGCTCCATGCGGCTTTGCGCCATTTCCGTAGGAAGGCCGCGCGTGTTTTGGCTTAATGTAACCACACGGAGGCTTAAAATCACGGCAAAAGTTCAAGAAAAAGTCATCGTTGATTACGACAATCCCAAACTTCTTATTTTTCATGCTTTGCGCTCTCCTTTCTCCGTTTTCTCTCTTCTGCCCACCACATTTGCTCGGCTTCATTTCCGCCCTTGGATTTATACCACTCGGTGTAATCCACGACGGGGGTGGTCTCTTTGGTCACATTGTCCCGCTGCATGGCGTTCTGCCGGGGATACTTGCCCAGCGCAGAGGACAGCACACAGCGGCAGTGGTAGACCATCTCCGGGGCTGCATTGGGGTCGCCGGGCCGCTGAATCTCGTAACCCATAATCTTGAACGGCTCGTCAAGCTCTGCCGTCTGCTGGTCAAGCAAGCGGTGCATCTCACGGGTGCGGTAGTCGTGGGTTGAGTTCCACCGCTTTTTGACCTCGATGCCCAAAGCCTGGGCGTTTCGCATCTGCTGCAAAGCCCCGGCGTTCTGGGCGCTGGTAAGGGCTGTGATGGCGTTGTTCATGGCCCAGTGGATCTCTGTATCAGCCATGCCGTTGACGGCCTGCACGGCGATGTCGTGGACGCTCTTGCCTTGCACGATGCCCTGCATGACGTAGCGGTTGAACACCCGGGCGTCATAGGTGCGGTTGCTCTCGCTCTTGATGCGCTTGTTTGGCACCATGCGGGGGTTCTCCTTCAACAGCAGCTTGACCAATTCGGTGTTGTACAGGGTCAGCCCGAACGTCACGCCTGCGGCCTGTTCCAGCTCGTAGAAAGCCCAGTTTGCGCCAAAGGAAAAGATATTGTATTGCTCGTCCCGGGCCAGCTTGTAGGCCGTCTCTTGGGCTGTGGTGCAGGTCTGCGTGATGCCGTCCAGCTTGGTGTGCATCAAATCGGACTGAAAGACTTGATTTTGCAGCCAGATGCGGTAATCCTCTTCGGTGATCTCGCCTGCGTCCAGCTGCGCCCGCTTGCGCTCGTCCAGCGCTTTGTACTTTGCCAGAAACTCGGTCAGCTGCTCCTGCATCTCCCGGCGGGCATTGCCGTACACCCGCAAAATGCGGCGGCGTAGGCGGTTCAGCTGGCGGGTAGAGATGCGGTCACGGTCATTCTTTTTCATGGCTGTTCAAATACTCCACAATGGCACGCTCCCGGGCGGACAGCTCCCATTTTGTGGCCGCAGCCCTCTCAGCCGCAGCCCTCTCAGCCGCAGCCCTCTCAGCCGCAGCCCTCTCAGCCGCAGCCCTCTCAGCCGCAGCCCTCTCAGCCGCAGCCCTCTCAGCCGCAGCGCGATCAGACAGAAGCAGCCCGCTGCCAAATATGGTTTTCTTGGTAGAGCGCTGTGCGTCCAGAGAAGAAATTGGGGTACAGTCCTTTTTGTGAATTTTGAAACCCACACCGTAATGACTGTATCGTTGAAGCAATGCAGCCGTTACAATATGATCCGGGTATGTATACCTTGGCAGCTGTACCGTTTTGGTGCGTTGCAGGCGCTCCACCTCATCGTTTACCAGCTTCGTCAGGCGAGGTTCGGTCTGCGCTATGATGTCCCCTCCGTAGCTGGTCACAAAACTCGTTTTGACGATTGCGCCGTTTTCGTACTCAATATTACAGTCGCAAATGATATGGTTCATCCGCATAGCATTTGCCCTTCCAGAAAACGCCGTCAGTGATGGAGCGAACAGGAAAAACGGGATTCCACGATCGAGGTAAAACGTGCAGATTTTAGACAGGATGGAAAACGGCGGGTTATCCAGCACCACATCACCTTCCGGGTAGTCGTAGTGCTCATAATCTCCGCCGGGGTAAAATGGGCGCACAATTTTGGCCGGGTCGATGCCGTACTCCTTGCAGGCCCAGTCCCGGATAACAGCGTACACGCTAGGCGGTGTATAGCAGTCGTCAGTGGTCTTTTTCGGCTTGAACTTCTCCGTGAACTCTTCGTAAGTCTCACCTGCCGCCATCGTCTTCGTCCTCCTCCTCGTCCACGGTCTCACGGGCTGCGCTCTCGGCCATCAGCGCGGCCTTGGCCTGTTCTTTCTGTTCCGGGGTCAGGTTGGGCAGCAGGTCGATTGCCATGTCCTGCCCGATGATGGCGGCCTCGGAAATCACCATGCTGACCTGCTCAGCTGTGTTGGTGATCTTGCTGCGGTTGAATGCCGGCATAGCATTGTCAAAGCCAGCCAGTGCGCAGATCTGCCGGATGAACGGCTTGACCTGCGCCTCGAAGTCGTCCGCGTTCTGGTTCAGCGGTTCATAGGCCGCATCCAGATGGTCGTTGGTACTGTCCGCGCTGACGCAGTGCACATCCAGACCGCCGAAGTCCTCATACACCCGGGTGTGGAGCAGCTCCAAAAGAGCCTGCCGGGCCGTCACAGGGATCTCGGTGGTGTAGGGGGTGATCTTGCCGCCCTCGCTGGTGTCTGCGCCTGCAATGTGGTACAGATTCAGCTTGACAAGGAACTCTTGCAGCTCGTCATCGGTCATGCCGTTGAAGTTTTCGCACAGCCAGTAGATCTGCGAAAAGTCCTGCAAGTCATTGCAGAAGCCGGACATCACCAGATCGGTGTTGTCAATGTAGGCTTTCAGCCCCACAAGGGTGCTCTGGTGCAGGTCGGATCCCCACAGCGGCACAATGGGAAGAGCGCTGTAGTTTTCGCCCTCCACGCTTTCCAGCCCGCCGCCGGGTGTGGTAACGGTAACGCTCTTGTATGCCTGCTTCGGTGTTGTCTCCTGCATCACATTGCCGATTTTGCTTTCCGTATACTCGGTAAAGCCGTCCAGCTCGTACAGGATATAGTGCATATCCGTGTCAGGATTCAGCCGCCAGAAGCGTACACCCGCCTGCAAAAGGCCTGTCTTTTCATCGTACAGGGGTGCGAACTCGGTCAGCTTGAAAACCACCAGATGGTCGTTGTTCCAGAATCCGAAGCTCTCACCGTGGATCAGGGCGAAATATCCGGCTTTCTGGATCTGCTCGTCAAAGTTCTGCCCCAGCCTGTCCTTGTCCACGCTATCGTCCGCAAAGACCACGCCGTTGCCGAGGGAGTATGTGGCTCTCTGCTTGTTGAGCCGCCGGAAAAGATTACTCTTGACCATATCGGGGTGCAGGACATCCTGCTTTGTGTTTTTGGACAGGCGTTTCAGCATCAAAGCGTAAGCCTGCGCGAAGCGTTCAGCCCCCGGGTTTTTCTGGGCGTCGTACAGATCAGCGTCCAGCGCCATTCTGTAAGGTCCGGAACTGCAGTGCTGCTGCACGAAGCGCCGGATGAAATCAGGCTGTTCCCCGGCGGCTTGCGCCTGCTGGAAGGTCTGGAATGTGTATACAGTGCTCAAAATCAATCCCTCAGTTTTACAAGGCGCTTTGTGCGCACGAAATAGCGGATAGCGTCCATGCAGTGGTCGTTGACCTTCAGCACGGCGTCGTCTTTATCCGGGTCCCAAGCGTATACGCCGAACTCTTCCAGCGTGTGTTTGCAGCCTTTGTAGATCTTCAGCCGTCCGGTCTGCAGCATGGTCTGCACGTCCAGAATGCCGCTCAGGACGTCGTTATTTGCGGGGGTCTGGGTAAAGCCATTCTTGCGCAGCTCTGTAATCAAGGGCAGGGCAGAGGGGTCAACAATGATCCTTTCCGGCTTGAGGCCATTCAGCCACACCTTGAGGTCCGCAACATACTCGCCCACGGTCTTTTGCCGCTTCTGCTCTCGCCCGCTGTAGTAATATTCCCGGGTGACGATCCAGCAGTCCACATCTGCCTGTTTTTGGAGCAGCAGGAACACCGTTGCGTTCTGGGTACCAAAGTCACACGCCACATAGGCGCTTTTCGGAGACAGCTCGGGCAGCACGTCAATGACGTGTTTTTTCGGGTCGAACATGTCATATACAAGGCCCTCTGCCACCGTCCACAGACCAAGAATGTAGCGCTGATAGAAAACGCCGCTGTACTGGCTGCGGTATCTGGCCTTGATGTCCTCGGCAAGTGACAGGTTGTCGTCCATCGTGAAATGGAGATACATCATCTTGCGGGAACGGCATTTCCGCACCCACTCCAGATAAAACCAGTGCTGCGGGCTGCCCGGGTTGCAGTTGAACCAGAACTTTGACCCGGTGACGGAGCATCGGGCCGTGGCCTGATTGACAAAGCTTTGCGGCATCAGGGCCACCTCGTCGAAGAATGCCCCGGCCAGAGTGATGCCCTGGATCAGGTCTTGGCTACTCTCGTCCTTGCCGCCGAAAAAGTAAAACTCGTTAACTTTGCCGCCCTTGCTGACGGTCATGCAGTTTTCTGCCCGATGCTCCTTGACGTTGTAGCCACGGGCTGCAAGCTGCTGTTTGAGCGTCCCCAGCACGTTACGTCGGAAGCTGGCAATGGTCTTTCCACACATGGCAAACTGCTGGCCGCTGTAGCAGGTCATAGCCCACTGGACGAACGAAAAGCTCATGGCAAAGGTCTTGCCCGAGCGGATAGCGCCATCGGCAATGATTCCGTTGTAACCGCTGTATGCGCTCTGCGGCGTCCACCAGCTCAGGACCTGCTTTTGCCGCTGGCTGAGGGCTTTCCAGCGAAAACCGTTACTTTTCCGCATTGTCGTCCTCTTCCTCTGGTAGCATCTCCACGTCATCCGGCAGGCTGAGGTCTGCTGCAGCACTCAAGGCCTCAAGCAGGCCATCGTCCGGGGCGTCTATGTTGCTCTGGTCTCCCAGCATGGCAAACTTGTCCACGATTGTGCCAAAGGCCGTGGAAAGCTGCGGCAGTGTTGCTTCCGCGATCTTGTCTGGGTCAGCCATCGCTTTCAGGTACAGCCCGAGAAGCTCTTGTGCTTCTTCTTGCTTGCTCTCCATGTAAGAAAGCATGTCCTTCGAGTTTTCCCGCTTTTTTTGTGCACACAAGCGCGCACTCTCCGGGTATTCCTTTACGACTTTCTTGACGGTCGCGTCCGAAACATCGTTCAGCTTTGCGGCTGCGCGGTAGCTTTGGAGCTGCACATAGTCCGCAACGATCTTCTTTTTTTGCTTATCTGTCAGCCGCCGTGCGCCCACCGCCACCACCTCTCTAAACTCATGCAAAAGAAAAACCGCCCGGAAAATCCGAACGGTCAGAATATCAAAATAAGAGGCCTTGCTTGTCGGGTGCAAAGCCTCTGCGCCCAGAACTTTCGCGGCTGGATGCTCCGCTATTGCACTCCCCGCTCTCGTCAGATCATGCAAGCACTCCCGGCAGGGCTCGAACCTGCAACATGCGGTTTTGGAGACCGCCGCTCTACCACTTGAGCTACCGGAGTATAAAACACCGCCCTTGGACTCGAACCAGCCAGCAATATCTCAGCTGACACGCGCTCCGTACTGCGCTCAGGCGGCCATATAAAACAGCCCTGGCGGAGAACCAGGGCTGTTGTTTGACGCACATCCCGTCGGGAAGTCTACCCACACCCTCGGGGATTCAAAGCTTTCTCTCGTGGCACGGGAGGTTAAGCGTGCAGCTTTGTGGGGGATGAGTCCATGCGTCATACGGTGCGAGGTTACGGAGTCGAACCGTTCCACAAAACTGCCAACCTGTTATGTGGCTTCTCAAACCTCGCATAGAAGCAGCCCGCAAAACGGTGAAGGAGAACAGGAAAGCATGAAAACCTGTCACAAGGAAGGAACCGTTCTGGAGGCTGCGTGGCAAGCGGCTACCGCTTAGCGCTGAACCGCTTATTAGAATTTTACATCTAAGCTTGCAGACTTGAAAAGAGCTGACCCCTTCCAAAATCATGCTGTGTTTTCTTGTGCATGTTGTACACTTTGCACGTCAGAAAACTCGTCCCATATCTCGGCCAGAGCCATGCATCCGCGTTTGATTCGCCGGTAGACCACATCTGACCCGCCCACGCCGACTTCTTTTGCGATTTCCTTGTGAGACTTGCCTATGACATAGTGGTCGCAAATCGCTTCGGCGCATTCCGGCTCGGCTATTAGGCAGTATGCCCGCCGGGTGGCCTCTACACGCAGATTGCACAGGTCCGTCTCCATCCTCTGAAGTTGTCGGCGCTCGGTGTCCAGCTGCTCTACAGCGAAGCCCACCTTGTCCCCAGTGCCACCACCCGCAGGCATCCCGCTCAGGCTCTGAGTGCATTTTTCTGCCACGTCCCGGATGCGCTGTATTTTTTGCTTCTGGACTTCGATAGCTGCCGCAAGGTCGCGGCACTGCTGAAACCACGCCTTGACGGTGCGGTAGTCCACGCCGCCGTCAGGCTTTGGCGTGTCGGTGTCAGGTGTCCATGTGCGGGTCATGCTACGCCTCCTTCGGCGTAAATGCCTATCGCAACCAGCAAACAAGCTTCCATGTGGTCGTTGTCAACCACCCATTCCATGAAGCATATACTCAACGCAAGAAGAATCGCGATCGCGCCAAGTATGCCAAGCGAACATAATGCAGCAATCCAAATATTCATTTTACTCCTCCATTTCTTTAATCTCAATTTCCACCCGGGGTTTCTCCCGATCAAGCTCCACTCGGCTGCCATCGTGGGCGGCAACGATGCGGCTGTTGTCGTCCTCCAGCACGCGGGCTTTCACCAGAATGTCCGTGGTCGCCTCGATGAGGTTTGCCAGATCGACCCGGCGGGCTGTCTTTATGTAGTACACGCACCTCACGTTCACGCGGTCAGAAATGGGGCTGTGCGGCCTTTTGATTTGCCGCAGGCAGTCCGTCTCATAATCCACGTAAGCCTTGCTAGGGGCCACAAAGCGCCCGCCTGAGCGGCTTTTGAGGATGCGGGCAGAGTTTTTCTTGGTGCGCGGGTCGCCGTAGAGGGTTAATTTCATCTGCCGTCCTCCACATAAAACCAGGATTGCGGTGGTCGCTCAATATCTACAGGTTCATAGCCAAATTTTGTTGCCCGAAGTCTTGTGAAATTGCTCAACAGTCGCGGGCGGTCGTAAATTTTCGGGTCAGAGATATTCCAGCCGTATCCGTCACCGCCATTGAGATACATTTCAGCCTGTGCTTTGGTCAGGCAAGCCGCTCGAAGCAGTTCGTCGGCGTTTTCGTACTGCAAATCTGACGTTTCGATGTATAGCTTGACAGGCTCTCTGCTGCCCGTTGCTCCAATATGGGTTAGGCCGGTAATTTTCTTACAGGTGAACTCGCCAATGACACGTCCTTTTTTTTTCTGGCCATCCGCCACGGTTCCACGCGGTCACATCCCGGTTGAGGACATCCATAAACAGGCTGTCACTCCCGGCCAGAGTGCAGTATATGTAGCACTTGAAGGGAGGTTCCAGCTTCGGCCTTGTCTTGCGAATTTCTACGGTCTTTTCGCCGCTGAGAATCTTCTCGCACCACTCAGGCCGGATGCTTAAAAGAACTGCTTTATTGTTGGGCATTTTCTTCGCCTCCTTGATGTCGGTTGCGCCGCTCGTCTACATCGCTGAGAGCCAAAATATCCACGCTGTCAAGGCCCCCATGCTGTACAAGAGCGTTCAGTAAGATTAAGGATTTCGCCATATCCAGAGATCCAGATTTTCCCTCTTTCCCCTTTGCGGCTTCCCAGATGATGTTGTTCAGGATAACGATTTCTTTGCCGGTCATCTCAATGACGGCGGAACCGGGTTTATTCTTCGCAGGGTCCCAATAAATCAACGAACGGATTTTCATGTTTTCCAGCCCTCCCTCAGTAATATTCGATTTCAACCAGCGAGGTGGACACCAGCTCAAAGCGACCACCTCCAAGAGGAATTTGGAGAAGTTGGTAATCTCTTTCACGACTATAAGTATCGGTGGGAACCAGATCGCTAAAAGTGTCTACAGTGATGGTGTACTTCGGTCTCCTTCTGCTGGCATAGCCCGCGTTTTCGATTGCCGGGGAGTAGACCTTGACATGGTAGCATGGCTTTCTTTCAGCTCCTGCCTCGGCAGTGGCCGCACCACAGGATGTAAACCACAGCGTCACAATCAGCAATGCCGCTGACACGATAAAGCAGATTATTCTTTTTTCAAGTTTCATTTTTTACCCCCACTGTTCGGCCATTGCTTTTGCAATTCCGGGAAAGGTCTTGCTTCGCTCTTTTTGCGATCTGTGGCCTCCCGGGTGGCCTTTCCCTCGCGGACCTTGCCCTTGCACCCAATACATTGTTGGCATGACAATTTCTGTAGGCTCTAGCGGAGGGAGACCTTTTAACCATAAGCAAGTCTTTTTGTGGAAGGGATGCCCGAACTGCCACGGCTGGATGATTTGTGTGTACCTCGGAAGGCGGTAAACGCCAGATGGCACGGGGTTTTCAACAGCAATCTTCGAAATTCCGCTTTGCAAGAATCGGAGGAAAAATTCTTTTGCTTCCATGCCTTTGCTCAGACGTTCAAGAGCGACGTAACTTTTTCCATCAATGATCTTGTAAAGCCTAGAAGCGCCGGCGTTGCTCAGGTACGTACAGGGAGGGTGTGCAATGAGCAAGTCCCACTTGCCAACGTCATGCGTTACGCCGTCCATTGTCACGACTCGCCCCCCCTCCAGAGCCTTGAGCGCATCGCCCAAGATATGCCACTCGGGATGTCCGCCGGACGGCTCCTGAATATCGCAGGAGTAGGCTTCGTGGCCTTTTGCCCGAAATGCCTTGCATACTTCCTGTGATTCCTCACAGGCGATAAGCACTTTCATCTGTCCGCTCCTCCGTTCGCTTTTGCAGGTTCCCTCTTTCTAGGCGGCTTGGGCTTCGGCATCCAACACCGCACGTTTTCGGTTGGAATAGATCTTGTGATGCTGTACCCACGCTCTAAAATCGTCCAGCATTTATAGGTGGAGTCATAGCATCCGACCACTGCTTCCTCGTGGAAGAGCGATTTTTCTACAAAGAGGACGGGCTTCAGGCTACGAGGCAGTCTCTTTGATGGGTCAACCCATTTACTTGCAGTCCGCTTCATCTGTCCGCACCTCCGTTCGCTCCCATGTATTTCTTACGGCCCCGTTCCCGGTGACGGTCCTCGTGGTCGTAGTGGTAGACTTTGCCTGTGTCCAGCATCTCTCGTGTGTAAGCGGCTTCTGCGCCGCGCTGGCGCTTGAACTCGGCGTACTTGGTGGGGCAGGTGTCGTGGCATACCGGGTGCCGAGTGGGGCAGTCTTTACACGGCGTCATCGTCATTTTTCGCGTACCTCGCTTTCAACCGCTGCTTCCAACGGCTCATTTTGGGCTCTGCCTTTTCGCCGCACTTGCTCATAAATGTGTGGTAGTTCAGAGCGTCTTCCAGCAAAAGTGCGTCAATGCAGTTCATGACATCGCCGATTTCTTCTTCCAGCGACTCCCAGCATTTGGGGATAGTCTTGGGAGTCGGGTTTGAGTCATCCAGCGCCCGGCGCAGTTTGAGCGCCGCCTGTGCGGCCTCTGCCAGCTCTTCTGCCATCTGGGCGAGAATTTCGCCCTGCGAAAGATGGTCTATGATTTTAGCCATTTTTCAGCACCTCCGTCCTCACCGGTTTGATGTCCCGATACTCGGGGTAATGGTCGCCCGCCAGCTGGCAGGCCCGGAACTCTGCCGCAAACTGACTCGCGGCGTTAATGCGGTATGTAAGCGCCGCGTTCCCGTGCGGGCCACTGCACTCTACGATGACTTTGTATCTAGGCATTTCGTCCTCCGTTCTGGTTTTCCTGCCCAAGAAGCTTTCTTTCTGCCCTGGACTTGAGCGTCCGGGTGCGGGCAGCAAGGCAGTGCTTCGCCAGCATCTGCTCACCCTGGGCCTTTTCGATGGCCTTTTTCCACGCCGGGAGAAGCTGGCTCTGCCAGCTGCACTCCGAAATCACCTCGTGGAATGTCTTATAGGCCATCTCATCCGGCACATCCTTGAGCGATGAGTTCGCCCAGATCTCCGCGATGCTTGTGCGGTTCTCTGCGGTCTGAGGCCGTCCAAAATAGGCCTCAGCGTCAGCAAGGAGCTTTGTCATCATCTCCACTGTCACGGTTTCACCCCCTTGAAAATATTTGCGTATGCTTCTGCGGTGCTTTCTGTGGCTTGTTTCCCGCGAGGCTGCTCTTGTCGGCGCTGCTCATTCGCTGCCACATCCCCCGGGGTGCGTATCCCGTCCCGCTGCCAGCCAGACAGGATGCCGTTGATGTAGTTCCACGAGCGCTTCCCGGCCTCTGCAGCCTTGTCGATCGCCAGCAAAATCATCTCCGTGCTGTACTCCTGCCGCCATTTTTGCAGTTTTTCCAGCGCCGAACGCGGGAAGTCGCCGATAGCACGTTGGTAATGCTGGACGATTTTTGATAACTCCATATCAACAGCGGCGGTGTTATCGCGCTTTACAACATCTACATCCCCATCTACATCTACATCCCCATCTACATCTACATCTACATCTACATCTACATCTACAGTTATTTTTGTTATGTCGTCATTAACATTGTTATCGTTTGTTATTTTTGTTATGTCGTCAGGCTTTCCCCAGCGCTTTGCCATACCGCGTTTTCCGGCGTTGCTGCGTTTCTTGCGGGTTTCATCCCATTTTTCAGACGCCCGTTTTACGTCGCTGCACATAAATTTCCAGTTGCCACGCATCCCACGGTCTGAAAATTCTGGCTCTTCTCCGGTTTTGGCATACCGTGCAAGAGCTCGCATCAACCGCCCAACCTCTGCGTCGGAGTATTCTTCCAGCGCGTCGAACCAGCTCAGATACGCCACAAATGACTTTTTATCGTCCTGTGCCACTCGATCACCTCCTTTGCGCGCCCGTATAGCCAAATAGCTCAACTCTCGGTTTAGAACGGCAAGTCCTCCGAATCGTCGATGACCGAAAAGTCGTCTGCACTGCCCTGCGAATACTCCGGTACGCTCTGAGGCTTCTGCTGGTCAAAATCCTTCACGACAGCCCGCTCTGCGGCCTTACTGCCGCAGAAGCTCACGTTACTGGCGACGACCTCAACTTTGGTGCGGTTGTTGCCGTTCTTGTCCTGGTACGAGGTCGTCTGCAAGCTGCCTTCGATGGCGATCATGCTGCTCTTCTGGAAATATTTGGAGACGAACTCTGCGGTCTGCCGCCACGCGGTGACGTCGATAAAATCGGCCTGACGCTGCTCGCCCTGACGGGCAAAGTTGCGGTCAACCGCGACGCGGAAGCTGCACACGTTGGTGCCGTTCTGGGTGGTCTTGAGCTCCGGGTCGTAGACCAGACGGCCCATCAGCGCAACAACATTAAGCATGGGCCGCACCCTCTTCCTCGGCGTCGCCAGCGCCTACCTCGTAGTCGATGTTGGCGCCCATCAGGACCTCCGGACACTCGGCGCGGGCAAAGTAAGCGGCGGCGCGGTACTTGAGCATCATTTCGGTCATCTTGGGCCAGTAGCTGCCATTCTTGTCCCACCACCCGGCATCCTTTGCCATCTTGACCGTGACTTTCGGGCCTTCGACCTTTTCGCCGGTGAGCTTATCCACGCCGATCAGGCGGCAGCCCCAGTTGTCGGTGCCTTCTTCGCCCTCCATGCGGTAGCGGGTGCGGCCTGCAAACTGGCCGCTGTTGTCGATGAGGGCTTTGCAGCTCTTGCCGCTCCATGTGGGCATACCATGGACGACGTAAAGGTTCTGCATGACGAAGAGATGAGAAACGCCCATGCGCAGGGCCATCTCGCAGGCGATAGCGCACGCGCCGGGATTGCCGGTGTAGGTCTGGGGCAAGAAGCCTGCGGGAAGCTGCGCCATAGCGGCGGCTTTAGACTTTGCAAGCATCCAGTTGCGCTCGTCAACGGTCAATCCCTGCATCTTCTCGGCGTAGCTCTGGCGCTGCTGCAACTGGATAGGTGCTGCAGGCGCAGGCGCCTCTGCACTCTGGACGACAGCTGCATTCTGGTCGAGCATCTCGATAGGGGTCTGGTTTTTCTCAGGCATGATGAATTTCCTCCTCGGTAAATTTAATATCGATGATATTGGCGTAACGCTTGATGGCGTCAAGCTCGGATTTAGTGCAGCGGAAGACGAGCTTCCGGTCACGCGACTCTTCTCTGCGAGTAAATCGGGCGAAGAAATCGTCATCGTACTCGTCCAGTGTGTAACCATTACCGTGGCCAACGCCCGGCTGCACAAGGCTGACAGTGTAGGGGTTCTGCGCCGGGCCTTTGTAGTCGTCCGGCATCCCACGAATGACGGCCTCCCGTAGCATGGTGCGGTACTCGGTCATGTAACAAAAATCTATGGATTCATACGGCTCAGGCATGATTTCTTCGCCGGCAGCGGCATGAACGATGTCGATGAGGCACATGAGCTCACCGACCCGGCGATAAATCGAGTCGATTGTGCGGCGGGTCTCCTGACTGCCCAGCTGATGGCTGCGGGCGAAGCCGGTGAACAGAGCCACAGCATAGTTGACGTCGCTGGTGAGCTTGTTGCCGGTACTGATGAGCCGGAACAGCACATTGTCGTTCCCAACGTACTGGAAAATGCCCTCGGCCTTGTTAGAAAGGTCTTTGATTCGCGCTCTGCGGGCTAACGTCTGACTCATGTGTATTACCTCCCGTAAATCTTGCGGCCAGAAGAATCCAAGACGTCGATATGGTCATAAAGCGGCCAGTTTTCGTCCGCCCAATGCTGAGCCTGCACACTTGATAACACGGGGTCAAAACCGGCAAAAACCAGTTTATCGCATCTGCCAGGATTCCCTTTATGGTAAGCATGGCAGCAGAATGAAGCCTGCTGTTTTTGAGCTTCATTCCGATGGATGTGCCGCAACCGTTCCGGCTGTCGATTATTCCAGCGAATCTCTGCGGCTCGCATATATCTACCGTTCATATTCCCACTTCCTTTTCGTATACCGGCCTTTCTTTTTGCAGTAACGGCGAAGCGGAGGGAGACAGTCAACCTCCGCACGATCAATGCGCTCCTGCTCAAAAATGTACTTGTGCGGATGCCTTTTTTCATGGCGTCGGTGTCCAACAGAAGACACAAAACTGTTGGCGGTCTTGTATCCCAGTTTCGCAGCGCACATGGCGGACGTTCCCGCTGCCACTACCTCACCGGTCTTGGCGCTGTACACGGTGTACCATGTGATATAGTGAATGTAATCAGCCATGTGCGACATCCTCCGCATCGTGGAGGGCTGTGAGCAGCCCATCTGCTGCCGCGCTATAGACCTCTGATTTTTCCCGGCAGATGACCCGCAGCCAGATGTCTCCCGTGAGCGCGGACTCCGTTGCAAGCCGTGTGGCTGTTTTCAGGTGCTCTTCGGCCTGCTGCCGAATCAACTCTTCCAGCTTCATGCGCCCTTCTCCTCATCCTGCGGATACTCCGGATTCCGGGCATGGTTGCGGACGATTTTGCCGTAGCCGCTGCGCTTATACCGTTTGTTGTCCTCATGCATCCCATAAAACGACATTGCCAGCCCGGCAGTGGATGCAACAATAATCCAAGGCGCGGCATGCGCAGCCTCGGCGATGTCCCAGCCGCCCCAGTAGGTCAGCGCAACGGCCATCAAAGAGCAGGCCCAGCGCCACACCTGCGCCGCTCCGATAATGGCCAGCAGGCCTACCGTGCCGGTGGCGACAAACGATTTGAGTCTCATTCTCTTGGTTCCTCCTTTGTATATACCTTTTCGAGCTTGTAGAAATCCTTCACCCACGCCATAAATCCGGCGCGGGAGATGTCAGGGCAGGGCTCTTTTGTTCCTACGGACGGGATCGCCCAGCTGGTAAATAGCCCCGCCTGGATCTGTGCTCCCAAGACCTTTTCGGTCTTTGAGATGTTGTTGTCCCGAAGGATCTGGACGCATTCGCCTATCGTAAGACTCGGATTCTGCATGGCCTGCTCCTTTCTTTCAATTTGGTTTTGCAGTGCTTTTTCACAGCTTTGTCTCCGCAAACTCACCATTTTTGAGCGTGTACCAGACGTTTTCCTTGATGTGAGCGCCGTCTACTTTTGCCATCTTTGCCCACAGCATATTGCCGTCATCGTCGTACTCGGTCAGCACAAGATAGCAGCCCAGAATGCCCCGTGCCTTACTGTGCGCGCCGTTTGCGACTGCGACATTGTCTTTTCCATCTGCTTTTGCTCTGCAATAAGCCCCAGTGGCTGCCGCCGTGCTGGAATAGCCACTGGCACCCGCTGATCCTTCG